TGAAGAAATAAAAAAATTAAAAAAAGATATAGAATTTCTTAAATGGAAGGAAAAAAATTCTGTTATGATTTGCGGGTTTTCAAGCGATGATGACGCTGATGGTGAACGAGCAAAAGAATTAGGCGTAAAAGAGGATGAGACTTTTTTTGACTTTGATGAGGAAGGTTTTATTGAGGACGCTTTATATCAATTAAAATGTGAATTAAAATATGACCGAGTATTTAGAAATGGAGATGAGGAATAATGGCAAAGGTTAGAGTATATCACGCTGTCAATGTAGATGACAAGCAAGTAGTGATTGACATTCACGAGATAGCGAACGAGAGCATAAGGAAAATGAAATTAGAATATCCAGATTATGATATTGTAATAGTGGACGATCACCCATTGGGTGAGGGACATTTTAATTAACAAGCGAGCAGAAAGGATAATATGAAAAAAGAAAAATACAAACTACCAGAACATTATTTTTGTATAAATGATATGACACCCGCATTTGAAGTTGAAGAGTGTATAATGCAAGAATGTGAAAGTGCGGGGTTAGAAATAAGAGAAGATGAAGAGTTAGCGAGCGAGCGGGGTTATGACCGAGCGTTTGAAGTTGTTAACCCATACAAAGATAAACTTAAAAAAGTTTTAGAAATTTGTAAAATAAATGCAAAAGGTTGGGACGCAGATCAACACGATGGTAAAGCAGAATTTAAAACGATTTGTGATCTTATTGAAGACAAAGGATGGTATAAAAAATGACACAACGAGATGATGGACACGACTATCGAGATAGTAAAAACAAGGCAGAAGCATACGAGCGAAAAAAAGTAACTATCATTTGGGGATCAGATAGAGATCCCGATAATAAAAAAACTTATAGATTTGAAACCGAAGAGCAGCTAAAATATTTTATGATGGGTGTTGATGAGGCAAATGGGTGGTTAGAGTATGAGGTGCAAGATGATTAATCCAGATAAAACATTACAAGAAATGACAACAAAACTCGACGAGATTTTAGATTGGTTGACCGATAGCCCAATGGATAACAAGGACTATAATACACTACATAAAATCTTTAATAAGTATTTAGAAATAGAAAACAAACAACAAAAACATTATTACGAAAATCCAAACGAATAACATAATTATCTGGACATATACGATATATTACGATAAGAGCACAAGCTATGGGTCTACCTAAAAAACTTACAGAACGACAGATTAAATTTGCAGAATTGCTGGTGTACAACGAAGGGCGCAAGAGTCCAAGCGAGTGTGCCTATGAGGCTGGATACAAGACCAGACCGAGACAGGCTGCGAGCGAGTTAAGAAATCCTAAAATTGCACCATTGGTTGTAAAATATATTGGTGAGTTGCGAGCAGAGATACAAGAAAAATATGGCATCACATTTGAGAAACACATCGGGGAACTAGCGAAGCTACGAGAGGACGCGCGAGCGAAGGGCGCGTGGTCTGCAGCCATAAACGCAGAGATAGCTAGAGGTAAAGCAGGTGGTTTATATGTAGATCAAAAGTTAGTCTTGTCTGGTAATTTAGATAATATGTCTGAAAAAGAATTAGAAGCTAAGATGAATCAAATCTTAGAAGATCACAAAACTTTAATTAATATTACCCCAGAAGAAGAGTTAGTAGAATCAAAAGAACTAACAAGCCCTGATAATCATTCAGAACAGAAATAAGTCTACTAAACATTTTTCTTGGAAACTTTTTTACTACTGACCATTTGTTTATTACTGGTTCGTATTGCATTATTTACTCCCTGTGGATTAGGCCCACGCACTGGAGGTATTGCATTCCATTTTACGTTGGGCATATTTTTAGTTAGTGTTTTATTTTTCACTTATTTTTTCCATTTTAATTATACACGATTTTGGGAATACATTTCTATCAGAAAATAACTCTTCATTCTCTTCATAAGATGCAAAGGTTCTTACGTGTTTATTATCTTTTTCAAATACATACGCCCTAGTTATCATTCTGCTAGGCATAAAACCCATGAATTCAAAGGCAGTAGCATGCCCTCCGTCAGCCGTGATATCCTCCCATAAGATTTCATAGAAGTAATATCGTTTCTTTTTGATAACAACTGATTTGTATTTAGATTTCTTTGGACGTCTCATAATTCAATATATACTCTATAGGGGAATATTTGGGCAAAAAAGTTTTTAAAAAAATAAAAAAGGTCGCGCGCGCCGAATAGGATAGTGTGCCAAGGCATAATTGCAAAAAAGCTAATAAATACGCCATTTGTGCCACGCTGTGCCACCATAATTCAACGTCGTGGCACACCTATTATTCGCTAATACCAACACTTTTAACCTATTTTTGCCTCTGTGCCACCTGTGCCACGAGTTTTTTTTGATGACTGAAAAAAAAATTTGCCCAAATATTCCACTATAGCGTGGCACATTAGAACTATTCTAAATTCCATATCGTTTTGTACCATGTTTTACTATCTTTTTAACACCACGACCCACTATCTGTATTTTGGCGTAGGGTTTCCACGCTTTGCGCATCAGGTTTAGCTCTAAAATAAGGTTAGACCACTGCTTTTGGGTGATATTATCACTTTGTATTACAACTTTTTTCATATTTTAAGGGGCTTCCACTCTCGCTTCCACCCCATTCCCAAGGGATTCCATCATATTTTATACGTCGTAGACTGCAGCTGGGTCGTTTTCCTATCCTTTTTAAGAACAACACGCCAAGCTGCTGAACTATTTATTTTACCTATTAATCTGCTCTCTTGTAATTCTATTCTACCAATCTCATTCAACCCACCTTGATCGTTCTCTACATAAACAAAACAATCAGATATAGCGGTGCCTTTGTTGCCGTCAGTGAATTTTCCTAGAATCTGTTGTAGATCTCTCAACCTTAGACTCATCTAACCTCCTTGCCACATTTTTGACTAATTCATGCCACTTTTGCTTCCACATCTCTTTCATCTCACCTTCTGTCTTATTACAGAGATTAGCTATCCTGTTTAGTCTTTGCATCTCTTGTTTTATAGTATTCATCAACCCTCCTCAAAAAGTTAAATTTATATTGTTGGAACTCTTTACCTTCTACAATAAACTCTTGGTAATAATTATCTTTGCTACACATCATAACCACACCTTTGGTAATTTGTGTCCGGTAAATAAAATTATGCGCCATTGCATATGCTGCTAACTGCAGACAATAATCCTCGATCCACTCTCGACGTTTCGGTTTGTTCGTTTGTTTAAAATCTATAATAGCATCTTGGCCTTTGTGTACTCCAACAAGATCCGTTTGTCCGGCATAAAGTCCAGGGTAATACAAAGTACATTCCGTGCCATAGTATTCAGGGACATTGCATAGCCCTTGTTCAATCACTCTAATTGCCATGTTGTGCGCTTGTTTACCTACATTAGTCTCGTCAACATAACCTTCTTCTAAAATATATTTCTCTAAAATTTTGTGCATCGCTGTGCCTCGTGCACCACTTTCATCCACGATCCGCGTTGCGGCTTCCTCACCTACTCTTTCACGCCACTCGGCTAGTTTTTGTTTCTTTTCTTCACTCTCTGTAGCTTTGAGTATCGTTGTAACACTTGGTAATTTTTCTTTATCATCAATATTATAATGACGTAAGCCCTCTATCATTTCACGTTTTGTCTTAGGATATCTAAATTTATTATTTTTTTTCACGCCGTAATTACCTCCGATTCAGTTTCGATCCACACTTTCGCGCCACAAGACAATGGTTTATCCGGACTATAGATAACTTTACTAGGTCCTTTTATTTCAACCTTGTGAGTGTAAGTATTAGACTTAGATGTTTTAACCGTGATTACAGGATCATTGGTCCCATGTTTCATGTTAGATCTAATCTTATGTTGGTTTACGTGTATTCTAGTTTTCATTTATTATTTGTTATTATCCACCTTACTACAGCAGTTGAAGGATCATAGCCATCAAACTTTGCACTACAGCCAATTAAAAATAAAAAACTAATTATCAGTATTATTCTCATTATGTACCTTATTAATTATAAAATAGGCAATGATTGCTGCGATTCCAATCGCAATCAATCCCATCGCCAACATACCCACACCAAATTTAAATGTCATTTAAAATCTCTATTAGATGCTATCCAAGTTTTATACCACTCAAGATTAATTACATTATCATCAACTCTTAATTTTCTATCAGAGTAATGTTGTATTATTTTTTGTATTTTATCTAATTTAATATGGGCGTATGGAAATATTAAACAACAAACTTTAAACGCATCACGATGACTGCAACGCCAACGCCATTGTTTTTTCCAACCTAATGTATATTTTATCTTATATCTTTTTTCTGTAACGGTTCCCACACCTAATACTTCACATAACCAAACTAAGATAGATTTTTCTGTCATAGCAATTTCCAGTCTGATTTGCCAGAAAGGATAGGCTTTCTTCCTACCTTTTCTTTTTTGCATATATTGTTTGTATGATACACACCCTTCACCATCAAATAGTCCTGCTATGTAAGCAATGTCGGTATCGTTCATTGCAATCTCGCATTGTCCACCACCTTCATCAATTTCATGTGAGTCTTACCATCTGATAATAACTCACCTTCCGAATCACACACCTTACATTGTTTTACTTGAAAAGCCTCACCATGTATAAAACCATTACCTTTACATTCGTAGCAAATAATTCTACGTGTTGTTGTTTGCTTTTCCATTTTTGTATCCTAATTTTTTTGCGGCTCTTGTAGCAAGAGCTTCAATTGTTTTACTAACCGTTAATTCTGCATCAACAAACTTACCTGCAGCAAGAAAACGAAGTTTCTTGTAGGTTTCTATTGGTACAGACACAGATTTAAATTTGTTTGGATCTGCCATTTTATTCCT